GGAATTCCTCTACATTAGTACCACGCCCAAATTTACCAGCGAGTTTTTGTTTGAATCCTTCCATAGTATTATATGAAGCGTGTTCAGGAGCGATCGAAGTACTGACTCCAGGCACTTCATCTAAAATAGAATGAGATTTTGCCATATTCTGGCTGACTTTGTCCAAATTAGGTGAATTATTGGCAACTTTCTTTGCGTTATTAGGTTTATATCCATAATTTTGCGCCATTTTATATGCCATTTCGGCTACATTTCCACCTTTATTGTATGTTTCCCAGGCCAAAGGTTGCAGTTGATTTAGTGCGAATTGCTGCGCTTGATCATCTGCATAACCCATGTATTTAGCTTTGTTAGCTTCAATATTAAGTAAATAACTATATGCATCATTAAAATCAGGATTTGATTGCGAAAACTGCGAAGCTTGTGCATTAACCGTACTCTCGAATCGTTGTCGTTGTTCGGTTTCATTGGTATGTACTGACTGCTTGTTGAGCTTTTCTTCAAGGGCATGTATTTTTCTCATATATAATTTGTGAGCATCAGAATCAACAGGATCAATATCTGTCTCTTGCTCAGTTTTTTCATTGCTATTTTGCAAAGATGCTAAAGCTTGATTGTAAAGATTCAATTCGGTCTCAGTTTTAATACGTTTCTCACGTTCCTGACGTAATTCTTCTTCTATAGCTTTTCTAGCTTCTATTTCTTTGTTTAATCTTTTTCTAGGAATTGTTTTCTCATCGAGCTGGGTGCTATCGTCTTCATCCTGGGTGCTTTGCTGGGTGCTATTTTCAGTTTCATCAAGATGTGGCTCTTCTACCACTTCTTTGTGAATAGGTTCTTCAATAACTTCTTTATTTACTTGATCCAATTGTTTATAGAATTCTTCTTGACGTTCTTTGGATCTATCACGTCTATTTTTCATCGGAATCTGCTCAGTGGTTGATTCCAGATTAATTTGAGGAGGGTTAGGGTTATTTAATTGCATGTCATTCATGAAGCAGACCTTCTATTTTCTTTGTAATTACGGATTTCGTTAATACCTTTTAAGGCAGTGACTTGATCCTTTTCACCTTGAGATTCTTTCTTAAACATTTCAACTTGTACAGATTGATCAGCATATTTGAGCTCATGTTGCTTAAGCATAGCTTCTATCTGTGTTTTTAAAGCCTCAGCATCTTGTTTTTTGGCTGAAGCTTCTTTGTACATACTTTCTGCTTCAATCAATCTTTGTTGCACAGGATCTGGCTGTTGTGGCTCGGGAGGTTGCATTAATTGTTTAATCTTTTCAAGCTCATCACCTTTGAACGGGGCATATTCCATAACTATAGGAGTGATGTCAACGGGATTTGGTTTGTTCAACATAATAGATGATAACTGCAGTAATTTCTCGAACGTTGCTTGCCTTTCATCTGGCGTCATTGGTACATCGTCAATGACTATATCATATTCTATCTGTTCGTTATCACGGATATATTGGACGAATTGTTCATTAGAAGCATTAGTAATATGGCCAATAAGTTTAGATTCGCAATTATCAAGTAGGATTCTAAATGCGTCATAAAATAATTGCCCTGATTGTTTAGTGAATAGTCTGATTGAATCGAAATAAGGAGCTAGAACCATAAGTCCCTGCCGAACCAACTGCGCGTTCAATTGAGCAGTCATCAGCTTACTATCAGCTTGACCCATAAAGTCTCCAGTAACACCAACAACTTGCATAATCATCTGATCTGCATATTGAATCATGTCTAACAGTCCTTGGGGGATAGGAGGTGTAGGCTTCGGCATAATCTTACCAGCTGCCAGAGCTCCTGGGCTAACTACAGTGAGCATATTAGCTTTGAGCAATGTGTCTCTAAAACCTTCCATGTTAGGTACTGCATCAACTTCTAGGATGAACCCACCTTTAGGAATATTACGCAAGAAACCTTCATAATCAGAAACAGTTTGATTAAGCAAACGTTGAGCTTCTTTCATGGAGCGCATAATTCCATAATAGCACTGACGTATTTCATCATATTTGCCAGTCATAACTTGGATACTAAATCCATTTTGAGAGAAATTTTCGCTTTTAGAAATAACTCTATTGCCGACTAAGTCCGCTCTGAAGTATCTGTATTTCTTTGATTTGGTTGATTTGACTTTCTCAAACCCCAAGCTTTTAAATAAGTCTTTGACTGTAGAAAATTCGTCCAGAGGAACAGCGAAAATCTTATCTGTGTAGACATTGAATTTATACTTCTCTTGAAGAACTTCAGCTGCCATGACAATAGCTTGAGTATCTGGGTCATCTGGATCTCCTTCGTAACCTTGTAAAGGGTTTTCAACGCGATAGAAATATTCTAATTCTCTCCATTGATAATGGTAGATAACACCGAGAGATTTCACTATCATTATAGTGTCAAAGAAGTCTAGGAACCTCGCATCAACGGCAGAACCAAAGTCAGCAGAAGCATTATCTCTTTCATCTGCAGTCATCCCCTTTAGATACTGATGTAGTTTGTTTCTATCGATGATTTTGGCACGACATATCCAATCAGCACCCGCAAAGTTCTTGTCGCGTGTAGTTACATCCCATAGCATGAAATATGGGAATACTCGTTCTTGCTTGTCTTTGCCATTAGGATTTTCGGTATATTCTATTTTGTGCTCTAGGAAACCCATGCCACAAATAAGCATATCAGATACGGCAAGACTCTTCATCATTCCATAGTCGCCAGTTTGCTCTAGCCATTTTATGCCATCATTAACTAAGTCAGAAACTCCCTGCTCCATTTGTTCGGGCACTCTAGGGATAAATTTAGCTGTACTACGATTTTGAATCTCGAAGCCAGTAATAGCATCCACTACAGGTTGCACACGATTCATGGTGCGAATAGGTTGATTATTGGCTATCTGTCTGCTAGATTCTTCTTCAAGCCATTGGCTACCTTCGTATAATCCATAATTATCGCGAATTTCATTAGATCTCCACCACGCTGTAACTAATAGATTTTCTTGTATGCCATCGTGAGCACGCTTTAGGATTTCTTCATCACTAAGCATTAGATGCTACCTATCCATATTAAAATTAAAGAATATAATTATTGTACCTGAGATTAATAAATTTGCAACAGTTCCGTATCATTCTATCTTCTTGGCGATGCTGAGTCAGGGAAACCTGCGGCAAACTTATAATAATCAAATGTACCTTCCCCGGGCCAAATCAAAGTGTGATCAAGTATCCGGGAAAGGGCGTCAATGCAGTCATCATGACGGCCTACAGGGAAGGATAAATACTCTTCATTAATAAATTCATCAATCAGGTCGATTACCACTCCGCTATAATCTGTTTTGTATAAAGTCTCAGGTAAGTAAATCCGATTGTCTGCAAAATAAGGGATCAGTCTTCTTATACGATCTTCTTTAGACATTTTACCGCCAACCTCAGTAATAGTAAAACGATAATTATTATAATTCATCGCTTCATTCATTGCGTCGATATCGACCTGCAAGCCATACTTCTCATACAAGACTGCCTTTGGTTTGTATTTAGCATGCAATTTGAATAGTGTTTCTTGTCGCTCTCTTAGATTCAGTTTATCCCGAATTAGATCTAAGAGATAAATGTTTTCATCGGCTCCTAAACCTATAACGCAAATGGCAGTATAGTCCGATGTTTCCTTCTTACTGTTGGCTGGATCGACAGTAATATAAGTATTGAAGCTGTTGGCTTGTAATTTACCTTTATAGTGCTTAAGCCACTCTAATCGGAATTCCCCACCACCTTCTGGACTTGGTTCCTGCATAAATTGGGCACTAAAATTATAACTACCTGCTATACGTTTTTCTCTCTCTATGGCATCTTTATCCATAAAGGTGGGGGACAAAACATCACCTTCCTTGGCCTCGTGATAGAAGCTTCCTATTTTGAATACAGTATCATGTTTGAACTCTACTGGAATTTTCAGCATCTCCCATCCGCCTTGTTCCATCAAATAACCAGTGGGATCGTTATTGTGTAACCTTTGCATGATAAGTGCCATAACACCATTATGCTTATCATTAAGTCTATTATGAGCAGTTTGGCCGATAAAATTATTTGCTTCCTCACGAACCACCCTTGAGTTAGATTCTTTCGCGCTAATAAGATCGTCCATAAGGATAAAGTTACCACCTTCGCCAGTAATAGTACCACCAACACCGACAGCATATCTGCATCCTCCTTCAGTTGTTTTAAACTTATTCTTTGTATTCTGATCAGCAGCAAGAATTGTCCGAGGGAACAAGGCTCTATACCAATCAGATTCTATCACGTTGCGACAATTGACGCTATGAGTCATGGCTAGTTCTTTAGAATAGCTAGCGCATAATATTTGTTCACCAGGATTGTGCCCCAAAAGCCAAGCTGGCCAAGCAACAGAAACAGTAATAGACTTAAGAAAACGAGGAGGTATGTTGATGATGAGACGTTTGATTTCTCCCCCTTGGCACGCCATAAGATACTCAGCGATGCAGTCAATGTGCCAATTATGCTTATATATAGAATGCGGAGATATAATGCTAAAAACACGTCTAATGAACTCAGAAAAGTCATTTCTATACTTGGCATTTATTCCCAGTATTTCTTCAGTCGTTAGCTGTCTCATGGTTCGCTAAGGATTGTTTATATTTTTCCACACCTTGAGCTTCTAGTCTTTCGACGAGATCCACATCTATTTGGTTAGTGCGATAATCGACTTCAGCCATAGTAGTGTTAACATTTTCTACTCTCTCAATGTAACCACGTTCCTTGCCTTTTGTTTTGAGAAAAAACAGTAATGCTGTATCACGATCGCGAACTTTAGTTGCCCTGTAGAACAGTTCCTGTTCTGCTCTATCTAGAACGAGCTCTTTAATCAAATCACATTCTTTCTTGAATTCATTATCATGGAGAGTCCAATAACGGATAGTAGCCACGGGAACTCCGATGGCATTGGCTGCACTATGTATATATCCGCCATTTAATTTGAATTCTGCAATGTATAATTTTTTTAGTCCTGTAGACTCTTCTTGTGTATACGGGCGTGCCACGATCAATTCTCCCTCAATTTCTGGTTAGCTTCTCTAGCCCATTTCTGTAAAGTTCGTGGGCTAATATTATAAATTCTTGACAAATCAACTATAGAATATTTTTCCGTTAAAATCAAATCGACCAAATATTCCTTGGATGAATCAACTATGGTTTTCCAGTCATTGTTGCGTGTTCTTATGCCTTTAATGGCTTGTAAATTTCCAACCCTTGGAAAAAAATAAACAAACTTAGTTGAATAATTTGTGGCGGCAAAAGTCATTTCTAACACTTGCTCGCTTTTTTGCCGGTGTGTTTTTCCCAGCGATCAATTATCATTTGACAATATTCAGGTAGAATCTCCATCATCAGGCAATTACGTCCTGTCTTTTCTGATGCGATCAGAGTTGTTCCAGACCCTCCGAAAGGATCGTAGATATAATCTCCTTTAGAACTATTATTTATAATTGGCTTCAACATACATTCAATAGGCTTCTGGGTTGAATGTCCAAATGTTTCTTCTTTATAGGAATTACCAAAAGAATTATTATTTTTAATTTGCCATGTCGTGGATTGATCTCTAGCTCCCTGCCAGTTATGTTTCTGTCCTTTCTTGACTACATAATGACATGGCTCGTGTTGCCAATGATAATCTCCTCTTGACATAGCAAAATGTTGTTTGACCCAAATAATCTGGTTAATTAGTTCAAAGCCGCAATTTTCTAAATTATTTTGGACGATATTACTATATTTGCCGGCATGCCAAACATATGCGACACTGCCAGGAAAAAGAGAATAAGCTTCAGTCCATTCGACTTTATCATCATTAGCAACTTTACCAGTTGCTCGTTCTGCGGATCCTAAATCATGTCCATCTCTCCATTCGGGTTCATACTGCACGCCGTAAGGAGGATCAGTCACCATAAGATTAGGAATATTACCACTAAGAAGTTTAATTACATCAGACGCTGAAGTAGAGTCTCCGCACAATAACCTATGATCACCAAGCTCGAACATATCGCCAAGTATAATAGAAGAAGAAGAATTGGATGGGATGGCTTCATTATCTTGCTCGGTTACTTCTGGTTCAACTTCAGGAAATAAATTTGGATCCATTCCCCAGTCAATAAGATCTTTTATTTCAAAACAGTTAGCCAGAATATCCATA